GCACTGCGGGTATGGTGACTGTGACTTCGACCTTGTGGTCTACAAGGTTTTTGCGCTTGTTAGGCCCAAGCTCTACGTTCCATGACCTATCAGGAATAGGTGTAGTAGGTGGTACTACAACTATCCCGATAGTTAGCGCCAAACCTGCTGTAACAAGTATGCCGCCTAGACCTAAGCCTCTAGTAACCAAGCTCATACTAGGGCTTCTCTGCGCTCCGCACCTTGACCGCGATAAGGCACGGAACCATCGACAGTTTCGTATAACTGTGCTGTGAGCAATGGTGTAGTACCATCTGCATCATAGACTGTCATGATCCCTGTAGTTGGGTTAGTGACTGTCTTGTTCTTTAGGATTGCTGTTGCTATGTCAACTTTAGTCTCAATAGATGCTATAGCCCCTAGTTCTGAGGCTAACTCTGCACGAACGGCTGTAGCTATTTCGCTAGCAGTAGGTCCAGATGCACCACTACCTGCAACAGTAGCAAAGGCTGCTGACTTGGTACGATCTACAAACACACCTGCTACAGGTACGATAGTAGCACCAATATTACCAATCACAGTGTAATTGCCGGGGTTCGGAAACTTCAACTGATAACCGTTGATGAATGGCACATCATGGAAGTATGCCCCACCACCCAAATCTACTCGCTTGTATTGAATGATAGGGTCGTACAGCATACCAACATCGTCATCCTCAAAGCCACGTAACGTATCCTTGAAAGCAACAATGTCAGTTATGCTGGCCGTTGACAAGACCAGCTTGTTAGTCCAGTCAATACTGATAGTCATTACAGATCGCTAGTTGCGATTGCGTTAGTGCCGTTGGTAGCACTTGTACCCGCAGCAAACGTGGTTTCAAAAGGCTGCAATGCAGAACCTGCACCAAGCCGTACTTTCAAACGTGCAGTAAAGTCGCTAACATAGGTGTAGCTAGTAGACGTTTCAGTGGTAGACGCTGCTACCTTGTCGATGAATGGGCACCATGCTGGCGATGCTGTAGCGTGAATCTGACCCCATGTACCACTAATTGTAAAGGTCTTAGTTCCACGATTGATAGAGGTATATGCATAAGGTACACCGTTAACCCGTATGTAGCCAGTATCAGGCGTGTCGTTTTTGATAGCCTCAACCATTATCACTGTGTTGCCGCCTGAAGTAGTAGCACCGTTGGTGGTGTACTCATTGGTAACAAAACCAGAGCCTGAATCACGGCCAACCAAGACACGAGCGCCAACAGTCAAGCCGCCGATAGAGATGCCAGCTACAACAGGATTACCAACAGTCGTACCGTCATGAGAAATCATCTGGTACTTCTGCAAGTCACCAGCCAATGCTCCAGCGATATACCAACCTTGTGCTACGAACCACTTACCACCAGCCACTGTACCAAAAGGTGCAGCACCATTAGGTGTGTAGCCAAATGAGCCATCGCCTAGTGATCGAAACTTCCAGCCTAATACACCGTCAACGGTTGTTGTACTAGCTTCGTCGCAAATAGCTTGGCAATACTGAGCAGCTTCTGCAATAGTGCAGCCACCCGAAAGCGTAATAGTACCCTTGTACTCCTTACTTCCGTTACCATCACCTGTATTTTGATTAACACTACCTGTTGTGATAGTAACCTTGGTGTTAAGTGCCAAGGCACCAGCAAGGTTAAGAGGTGTCCAGTCAGTTGTAGCAGTTGAGATAGCGGCTGGTTGCTCACCACCAGCTATCAGGTTAGCAGAAAAGTCACCATAGGTCTGCCCGTACTTACGAGAGTAAACCCGAATGTCACCAGAGTCGATAGGTGTGCTGGCAGTGATAGCTTTAACTAGAATCTGGATGTGGCCTGTAGGCCAGTATGTAGAGAGCTTAGCAGCGTTCTGTACAATGTACATAGGGCTACCAGCAACCAGAGGAGAGCCGATGGACTTAACACCTGTGTACAAGTCAGCACCAGAGTTCTGACTGATAGATCCGAATCTGAAGTACTGAGCCGCAGATGCATCAATGTTGAATGTACTCAACAGGTTTAACAGCATAGGCTTAATGGCTGAGCGAGGACCGTCTAGCTTAGAAGGGTTAGCAGTCAAGATACTGACTGAGTCATCCCCTGAGCTGTTGGCATCGTCTGCCATTGCTTGTAACCACTCATGCAGCTCTAAAACTGTGTGAATCTGTGGGGCTGTGGCAGTGCGAATATCCCCACTACCATTGATACTGAACTCTGATGCGCTAATCGCTGCCATGATTTACTCCTATTGATCGTCGCGTGCCTGCAAAGCAGTGGCACTAGTTGTTGAACCAGAAATGGGGGTAAGTTGTGTCACCCACTCAAAATATGTTGGTGTGCCTGTACCCTTACGAGCAGTAATGACCACTTCACCAGTGTACTCATTAGTTGCAAAGTTAACCACACCACCAGACTCTGCACCATTGAACAAAATAGCAGCATTATCAAGTCTGGTAATTTTTACTTGTGAACCTGTAACAAGTCCCGTCACCAGTATGGGGGCAACAGCGATTGGGTACACGTTGTCTTGTGCTGCATCAGTAGACTCAGTGAATATACGTATATTCGTTAAGATGTTACCAGCATTGACAGTAAGTGTTGTAGCTCTAATCTTAAGCTTGAACCCTAGAGATGCAGACAGGGTAAACGTGCGAAGCGTGGTCGGGTTAAGCGGCTGCCAAGCGCCGTTGTAGCCAGCGCCGTTGTTCAGGTCAATCTGAAACTCCAGCGTGTGGTTACCGTAGGTCGATCCACTGGTAAACGTGACGTTAGTACCAGTCATGCCAAGTGCAGTCACTGCAAATGCCGTGTGGCCCTTGCAGTAGTACGGCATCTCAAACGTCACTTGGTCGCCCGCTTTTGTCAGCAGCAGGTTTCCTGTAGACGAAAACTGAGGTGTACCGCCAGTTACCGCACACTGAGCCGCTGATGCCGCCGTAGGCTGATTCATAGCCAGCCAGATAGAACCAGTAGTTGCAGCAGTAAATACGTCACGCCAATGTGATCCGTACACAGACGTTTGGCCTGTGGTTATACCAATGTATCTACTGCCTTTAACCGTAGTATTTAAACCAGCATTGACCCCTGTACCTCCGTAACCTGTGACGTTAAAGTTCTCAACTACCCAATCAGAGTCGGAGTTGATGGATGTGAATGGACCGGAGGAAAGACCTGTCATGTAGCTGCGCTTGAGGCGCACAGTGGCTGAGTTGCCTGTACCTGTCACACCCCAGACAGTAGCTGAGCCTGAAGGAACGCAGTTAAGCGGTGATGCCTTAGTACCAATATTGCGTATCTCAATACCTAGACAGTTGTTCACATCGAACAGTGCGCCGTTCGGCTGATGCGCTCCTGATGGGAAGCTGACAGGGCAAGTTGTACCATCAAATACTACGTTAGACACGCCTGCACCAAATGAGATAAGCTGCGTAGGCGCTGTAGTGTTGGTTGCGGTTGTCAGCGCATGGTCAGAGTATCTAAAGCCTGTGGTGTAGCTTGGGCTGATGCACTGGTTATGCAAAAAGCGCCCACCACCAATGATCCAGTTGTTCTTGAAAATACAGCCTACCGTCTTGGTAAAGAACAGTGAGGATGTGACCGTGCCCCGCGTGAGCAAGCAGCGAAAAATGTTGTTCTCAAAAGTCACGCCCGTGGCGTAGCTCACTTGCCCTGCCGTGGCATTGTTGGCCAGCGAGAAACGGGCAAAGGTGCTGTTTTTGATGGAGCCACCACCAAAGCAGGAGGTGATAACCAGATAGTTCTGCACCTGTGCCTGCGTGGGGGCCACGATGCAATCATCCACATCCAGAGGCGAGGCAATCTCAGACAGGATGATGGAGTCATTGATAGTGCAGGACTTGTACTTGACAAGGAATGCCTGCGTCATGTTTAGATACCACTGAATCACACAAGTCTTCAGGTCAACCGTACCAGCGTTGGTAGTGATGAACTCCTGCCGAGTAGCGATGGTTGCGTTGGGCAGCACCCGTGGGCCGGAGCCGGACGCACTTCGCGTGCAGTTGGTCAGGATAGTCGCAGGTATGCGAACTTTGCAGCCTGTAGGTGGCAAGAAACCTACGTTGTTAGTCCCATCACTACCGATACGGATACCTGCTGTGGTCTGCCAGATGTACTTAGCACGGGTGTCAGTAGCTAAAGCTGCTACTGCCACCGTGCTACCCACGCCGACGTATTTCTCATAAACGCCAGAGCCAGCAGCAGTCTCAATCCACACACCAGCCCACACACCCGCCACCGTGGCAGTGGTAGGGCAAGGGATGATTTGCGCCCGTGCTCCGTTGGTGGTACCCAGCTCAAACCATGCTTCAGTCGATTCGACCTTGGCAATGTTGGACATGGTGATGGTGGCGGTGTCCGGTGACTTGACCTCAATCCAACCCTGCACTGATGGGCCGGAGCAAGTAAGCGCAATGCCAGTGATAGCACCCGCAGCCCACTCCCCGCCTGTTGTGCCGCCAATCTTCATGAAGCCAGTAGCGCCAATGGCCGCACCAGCCACGATGGGGTCAGACTGCCAGTTAGTCCAGCAGCCCAAGAACACACCCGACACACCACCCTGAGAGATAGCCGCGCCGTAAGCAGGAGAGTTACCCGAACCGCCTGTATACGCCACTACTCTGACATAGGTAGAGTCAAAACTTAGTGTACCGCCTGTGCCGGAAAAAGAAACTGTATCAAGTGAACCACCTGCAATACTGTGATTTGCACAAGCATACGTGTCAGTACGAACTACAAAGGTAGTATTATTACTGATAGCGTAGGTATCTAACGTAGCATTGACGCTAGGTGCTGCCTGTGCATCAAAGTATGTTAGCGAACCGGAGTTAATCGTGTAGGCAGTCATGTCAGATGAATTTAATCAGGTCTGCTTCTGGGGCTAGGGTGAATTTGTCGTTTGTACTTGTAATGGTAGCACCGAACGAGCCTACAGCTATTGCCAAATCAGCTAAATCTGTGTCATAAATGAGGCATCCAGCAGCAGATATGCTCACATTTGCCCATGTCACCTCTCCGGGGAAATCCATTACAGCCACATCCTCAGACTCACTAAACACTGGTGCATTCAAGATAGCAGGCTTATATCCTTGAGCTGTGACCTCGTTAATTGGGCTATAAACCTTAGTAGATTTACCCAGGTTAGCCTTATCTGTGTACAAGGCTATCTTAAATACGTGGTTAGGCTTGATTTTACCTTGCAAAAACGCCAAGCGTCCTGCAGTAGTCAAGCATGTTTCAATCGCCATTTACGACCTCCATTCCTGTAACCTTACCGTCTTCTCCACGTACGACTCTGACTGATTTAGTAGGTTTCTGGGCCTCTGATGCAATAGTAAGGTGCAACTCTGTTGGCGCCACACTAACTTCTACAGGTTTCGACGCCTGGCGTGTCATAGTGTAAGCCATATCTTGCACAGCAGACAGAGAATCTCTATGGGCCTGCATCAAATCTTCTGTATCCGCTTTGGGCGAGGTCTTCGGGGCGCTCGGCGTATCAGGCTTAGCCTGAGACATATTGGAAGTCCCCGACGATGCCGTTCCGGGCTGACTAGAGGCACTGCCAGCAGCCGCCGCGCCCGTAGACATAAACATGGTGCCCATCAAGGGTTTGTAGCCTTGTGGGGGCAGATTTCCGGTCAACTGGATACAGGCTTCCTCATCAGTAGTCATACCTAGTGACAACAACTGCAAGATGCGACTCTGCTTCATGGCTTTGTAAGCCTCTAGCTCTGCGTCTGGGCGTAAGTCTATGTCATCGTAGCGGAATTCGACATAGCAATCCTGACCCATGATGCGAACACCAACTGTCAAAGCTCTAGAGTAGAACTCATTGAGCTTAACGCGAATCATATTAGCGTTCTTTATGAACAGCAAGGATTCGGCTGATGCAGCAGTAGCGCCTGCCCCGTGGCCGAGCACAACAGGCAAGGTCTTAACACCAGTCTGCAACTTACTGTTCAACACACTTTGAATGCGCTCAATAATAGCACTTGGGTCTTTACCACCGTCGATGTAAGAGTAACCTATCTCAGAAAAACTCACAAGTGCATCTTCTGGATTGGCTCCGTTAAGCACACCCTGCACAGCAGCGATAATAGACTGCTTATAGCTGGCAAACTTATTGCTATCGTTCAGAATGTCAGGTGGTGTGCTCTTCTTTACAGCCTCCGAATCAATGGTAGCCATTAACCGTGGTAATACAGCACGTTTCAAGGCCTTACGAATGTCGTTATTGAAGTCTAGGTCAGCTAACACAGGTTGCAAAGACGCTTCTAGAGGGCTTGCTGAGTACACATCTAGCAAGTCTTGGTCCAGTGCAACGTAGATAAAGGTAGGAATATCAAGGTTAATTTCAATACCGCCCAGTAATTGCACAGGTCTAGCAGCCTTCTCTTCGTCGTACCACTTGATAGTAGTAACAGGAATAGCGTTCAAACTAGCAGGAATCCGCGCTTTATCAAGTGCTAGCTCACCTGCACATGCTCCAGTTTGCAGCAACTGCTTACCCAGACTCTCAGATAGGCTCTGAATAGTCATCTGAGAACCATAAGTACCATCCACATTACCAAGATAGGTAATGCGTCTCAGTATTTCTTGTGCAATTCCGGTAGCAGCAGGGTTAACCCTCCCATCCATGTCCCTAGCGATGACTGAGAACTTCTCAGGGATACCTACCCGCAATGCAGCGTAGATAGCAGCACTCACATCTGCTGACGCAAAAGACAAGGTTCTGATAGCAGCCGCTGTAGTCGTTGCATTTCTAGCTGATACTAAGCGATCAGTAGTAAGCGGTGTTCTATCAGGTTGAGCTATCCTAGCTGCTGAGCCACCGACCACAGTACGATGCCCAGGTTCTGCCTGTGTACCTGTAGGTGGCTTAGGCAGAGGCACAGGTGGTAGTGTAGCGGCTTGAAAACCGATAATCTCAAGGGCTTTAGTGTAGATTGACATAGTATTAGCCTATTTTGCTGGCGCACAAGTGCGCCACTCTACCAGATAAGCTCCCATTCAAGTGCTTTAGGCTAAGACTTCGACCAATTTGGCTATCTTACCAAGAATGCAGATACGAATGGCACAGCCCCTGCTGGTGTCCATGCACCTGCTGTGCCTTGTAGCTTAGATGCAATGTACAGGTATAGCAGCGTATGATGCCAATGGTCAATCCCTGCTGTCTTCTCCCACACATATCGCATAACATTAGACTTGTCAAACTTTTGTATGCGCTTCATGTCTAGGAAGTGTTGCACCGTTTCGTCATCTAAGTTCTGGATGACAATCATGCGACCTTTAATTTCAGCCATTAACTCATCGAATGCAATGTCTCTGTTAATCATAGCAGATCGTACATTCACCTTACCCTCTTCTGGGTCTTCCTGTTGCTCTTTAACGTAGTGCGACTCTGTAGTCTTTCTGTAAACATAAGTAGCACCAAACGCATTAGGATCGAATGCAGTAACTCTAGCTATAATATCGGTGTACGGATACAAGTCATGCACCGATGTTAGCACTGAATACTCAGAGCAAAGCTCTCTTCTACGCTGCTCAAACTCCGTAAAGTACACTTTCTCACGATGCACTACTATCAACTTACCCTCAAACTTCTTGCCTATCATGATATGACAAGTAGCGCCCATGTCACAACCCATGAAGTGAATACCTGAAGCCTTCATAGTGTTCGGGGTGTGCATAGCGGTAATGTCTGACTCTACCAAGCTATCTTGTGCATCTTCAGAAGTCTCTCCAAGGGCCTGATTGCAAAACTCCGACCACTTTTCAAACTCAGTAGATACCTTGACAAGGTAGGAAGCAGTGATAAAGCCCGGTGCACAGAAGGGTGACACGAAATAACTGACCGCATCGAACTTAGCATCTGAATTTTCGATCACCCATTCGCGGTACTCAAGCCCGTTATCAGGCACTTTACCGCATCTAGGGCACAATAATTTAGCCTCTGCCCAGCGTGTATTAACGATATTCAGCTTATTCAAGTCCTGTTTACGGCCTGTAAAGTCAGGTATAATCACGTTATCGTGATAATTTGGTAAGAATTTGTGTCTGCAATGACTGCAAGTCCACATCTGCTTCTTTCGTCTAGAAGCATTTGCTTCTCTATCTATCCCATACTTAGCAACCGTAGGTGTGCTAAACACACGGCGCATTTTAGTAGGCTTAGCCTGTAAGCGAGACACATAAGCAGCTACGTTGTTCATATCTGACCGATCATACTCATCATGTATAATCAAGTCTGCAGGCACTGACAAGGCTCCAGTTTCTGAATATGTACCGCGAATATACAGGAAGCTGTTAGATCCAAACTGCTTCAACTCTGTACTGTTTACAAGCCTGCTAAGTGAATGCGTAATCGACTTAGACCCCGCAATAACAGGTGTCAACCTAGACTTAGTAAACAATTCAGCATCTGTAGAGGCAGGGAATGTATAAATAGTAGTGAAGTTCTCTTGCGAAGTAACAGAGGCAAGCGCCCATCGAGCGAAGATTTCTGACAGCCCGACCTGAGCACACTTGACCACGTAAACTGTTTTGGCAGGGTCATCTATGATGGTAGGTTGGTACTCTCTACCCGCATAGGAGAATCGCTTACCCTCGTATGTAGTGTTAGCTGTGATCCACTTTGACAAATTACCCATAGAGTACACATTCTCTATAGCGTTCTTAACCCTAGCTAGGTGCTCACGTATCATCGCTACTTCCAAGGTTTGTGGTGTACTCTTGCATAAACGATTCTTGTAGTTCTGGGTACTTCTTCAAGGTCGTAATCAGCGCATTCTCTATTTTCTTCACTCTTTCAAGGCTATAGAGTTCGGCCTGCGACTTGATCAAGGCTCCGATGATAGTCGTTGCTGAGTTTAATGCTGCTGCTTTCTGCGAAAGAGGTACATCACTGTCATATTCAGCATCATGGAGGACTCGTCTAGCACGGTTGTACTGTTCTAATAGCTCTGTTTCAAGGTTTAATCCGGTGGCTGTAAGAGGTACAAAGTCGGGTTTGTACGTGTCATTTTCATCAGCTTTGCCTTTTAGGACAGGGAAATCTTCCATGTTGAACTCTGGTTTCATGGTGTTTTCCTTTCTTGACGCAGTATTTGCACTGCTCTAGCCATACTTCTGTAACTGATTCGTGCTATAGAGGCGGCTTCGGTGACTGAAATCTCACTGGCTAGGACTCGTTTGGCGCATACTATGCGAAACTCTTTCCTGACTGTACTCAATGAACTCTTAACTCGTTTACGTGCTGGCACCTTACCCGGAAATAAGTATGATAGATGTGATTCTGCTACACCTAAAAGCTTAGCTAGCGATCTAGTAGTGACAGTCCGCTCATACAAGGCTTTCTTCTGCGCGTGAGTGATGCGAGATACAGTAGAGGTTATGCGATCAGTAGGCTGCGGCCATTCTGCTGGATAACCGTGAGTATTTAGTGTATGCATATTCCTAGTCTAACATGGTATTTGGCAGTGGTGTATTGCCAAATGCTTCTTTGTATTAGAAAAAATTTTTATTTTTATGGTTGTGGGGTGGGTGAACGAGGTGTCGGTCTGTGAGGTTTGGCACGTTTCCGGGTTTAACACCCCGGAAACGTGCCAAAATGTGCGAAGTATGAGAAATTTATATGGAAAATTTTGGCGCGTTTCTTGGGTAGGTAGAGGCGCAGCATCGTCCACAGGTTATCCACAGGCCATACGTCACTTGTGGATAACCTATGCACAATCACTGAGTTATGCACAGGCTGTGGACAACCATGTGCACAAGCTGTGGATAACTTATTTGTCCATTAGTATTTTACTATCATACCAGCACACTGCCATAGTTAAATACAATGATGAGCCTTTAGGATGCTCTAGGATCGTTCAAAGCATACTCAAGCCACCTTACCATCAAAATATGTTATTCACAGGGTTAGCGGCTGTTGCATCATAACAACATGTTATCCACAGCTATATCCCCAGAACTTATCCACAGTATCCACAGTCTGGTATATTACAATTATGTATAAGGGATATATTGTGAAGTGTGTTAATTGTGCGCAGTGTGCGCAGTGCGCACTAGGTCATAATGTGATGTGGCATAAAGCACACACACAAAAATATATTTGGCACACACTCAAAAATCACTGTACATTAATGGCATGGGTTAGCTGATTACAGCAACCCTAGGTAACTAAAGTGGTTGCCGATAGCTACCCGCTACACTAGGGTTCTTTTATAGGTGTTAAATATCATGACAACATTTTCTTTGGTCGCTACTGGCGTAAATGCCATTCTGTCAAAATCCCAGATCCGCGCACTTGATTTAGTGGGTTCAATGGATAGCGACACTTTAGCAGTGGTTGCCAGTGTGGGCAAAGGTGCAACCCGCACACTAGCGGCTGCAGCAATGGCGTCACAAGGCTTTGACAAGCTGTGTGCAGGTTTCGTTTCTTCAGAGTGCAAGAATGTAAGTAACTTCGCCAAAGCGGTGAGAGCCATAACCGGCCAACTAGCCGACACTGATGCTCTCCCAGCTTGCCCCATGGGGCATACTGGGTTCTATGCGTATCGCGGCGATGTCGCCGCATGGGCACGTGGTGCCTATGACAAGAAGACACCCAGCGACAAGACACTAGTAGCGCGATCTGCTGTGGCAAAGCGAGTGACTGCGCTAATTAACCACGTCTCAGACATGAGGGCAGAGTATGACGCGGCACAAATGTCCGCACAAGTAGCCGCACTGACTGACGCAGGGTTGACAAGTGATGACATGGTGACAAGCGTCGATACTGTGACAAGCGAGTAAGTAGCCAGGCACTGGCACTATGCCAGTGCCTACACGATAGCGTTAACGCTATCGTGTAGGCATCGTCCCTACATTGCACCAAAGTTGTGCGGATCATTAACAATTGAGTGGTAACACTAGGGGATAAACACGCCCTTAGAAACCCGGCAACATGTCCGGGTGAATAGCGCATACATGGCGCAGTGTGTCAACACCGGCAACGGGTTTACAGTCTAACGAATCAACACCGGCAACGGGTTTATAGTCTGACAAGCATCGCAACATGGCGCATGATAGGCCACTTGATACTAAAGACAGACAATGCAAACCACTTAGAATAGTAGGTGCGCCGCTGCATTGTCGAATTACACCATGTAATCCTGAAAATTGTAGTATGCATAAATAGTACGGTGCGACTCACACAAAACCCTCCAATGCGTTAGAGATAGTTTGTATAAATAACTCTGACAGAGCCGGAGAGACAATAACGTGCGTTCTTCGTTGTTAAACTTTAATGCCAACGTACTGATAAACAGAATAGCAAATCCTACTTACCCTAGATAGATTACAGAATGTTCTTAGTCGTTAACCTTACGATATACAACTACGGTTGTAGGCTTCAGTCTCAGCTAGCGCAATAGACTGGACTAGTTCTGAAACCAGTGTCACAGCATAGAACCCGTAACAGGGAATAAGTTATGAGTGAGCAGCATGGTATGGTGAACTAATAATGCAATTAAGGTAAGGGGTTAGCACCCCGAAAAGCGCCCACCTTTGGCGCGAGGAATGATAGGGAACCTGACACAGCAGGAACCTTCTAGAATAAATCTACAAAGCGAATAGCAATGTACTGCTACATCTAGAAGGTTCAAACGTGCGTATCAAGGGCTATGTAGTTGCCCATTGTCTGCGACAACTTCGATAGCGCTGCTTACAGCGCTATCTAGGCGATGTTGCCTATCTTGAAAGGTAGATTATGTTAATGGTTACAGCTTATGCAGCACATCACAGCGTTTTGTGGACTAAGCCCCTAATGAGCGTAGAAGGCATGGCTTGGGGCGTCAGAGACGATGCAGTTAGCGGTAAACGTCGTGGACTGGTGTACAACCAATGCACGCATCCTGCAAGTGAGGGCGTTATGCTGTGGAACATCTTTGACAGAGAGGAAGAACGTACACGGCTAGAAGAGGTGCATAACAAGCTGCAAGAGCAGTTTGTGAGGGGCGCTAAATGCTTGCCTGAGCTTAGGCAGGCGCTTGAAGCCTTAGATACATACAATCATGCCTGCTATCCAGCAGACGATTTAGAGGTGAGCCATGTTTAAAGTAGTGTATGAAGTGCGCCACGACAGCCACCAACACATAGACACAGTGCTAGTGTGTGCCACTAACTTTGCAGAGGCAAGGTTAGCTGTTGAGAGATCTAATTACGGATGCTCTATGCTATGGCATATAAGCTGCGACAAAGTAGAGGCAGGAGAAATTTACTTAGTTAAGCAAGAGTAGCCAAAGCCGAAAGCCCTCTAACCCGAGGGCTTTACTTTGTGTACTCGCACAGACTGACTAGGCAGAACCCTAGATTTTAAAAAGGTTATCGTATGTCAAACCGACTAATTCGCTTGCATTGCAAGCTGGCTACTATGCAAGCTAAGCATGAGCACAAAGTGTTTACAGCAATAGTGTTTACACCCGGCTCTATCCTGTTCTGGAGAGGCTAACATGAAACGTGCAGATAATGGCAAGATAATCATAAACTGCCCTGTGCACAGCACCGGTGAGGGCATGATACACAATATGCGTCAAGGCTATGAGCAAACATACTGCATAGATGCACCCATAGAGCTACCGGCAGGCAGCACCTACGGAGACAACAAAACTGGCTGCTTCTACGCTATGGCACAAGCTGTGCTGCGTAAAGGTGCATACTCTGCTGAGTTTTAGGACACAAAGCATAGGCGCAAGCCTATCTTTTGTGACAATGAAACTCACAAACTCTAGTAGTAAAGTGGGCGACTACTAGATTGCGTAAAGACCGCACCGGAAATTCAGGCTAAGGTTACACCGGAAACCCAACGCGCCGACACACAGAACCACTATAGGCAGAGCCTGACTGTTTCCAACAGGCATTTTTCAAAGGTATATCATGATTAAGATCACCCCTACAGGCACTGTAGAGCCTCGCACAGACCAAATACAGTTTATCAGCACAGTAATGCTTGCAGAGCTACAACACCTGCATGGCCTTAACACCCATGAAGAGTTCAACGACATAGACGATGAACTTGAAGACTTGTCAGTGTGCAATCAAGATCAAAATGCAGACTACGACTGCGAAATGAACACAGATGCAGCCGCACTCTGGTTACAAGCAGCAGCAGTCTATGCTTAAGTTCTTTCTCATGCTAGCTGCACTACTAGGCTTGTTTGTCAGCGTTATTCAAGCCTTAATCATGGCCACCACAGCCCCTCAGGTCACTATAGCCTGTGTAGGCATTCTCGTTAGCTTTCTAATCGGTTTAATTGCAACTAAGGACGATCTATGATTAAGTATAACGAGCACGGCTTCCCTTATGAGGAAGTCGCTAGCATCCAAGAACTGTCCTACAGAGTAAAGATTACGCGCAAAGACTTTCACAAAGAGTCCCAGCCTGCACTCAAGCGTTACTTGCAGAAGCAGTTAATAACACTGCAGAAGCAGTTAGACAAGACCAAACGCAACGATTCAGGCTTCAAGATGCTGCGTACATCGTGGGCTAAATGCCCACAAGTTAAGTACGATAGCCTCGAAAATTAAGTATAAAGAGTATACGATACGAGGTCGTATGCCTGATTTATACGATTCTATACGTATAAATCAAGTATACGATTGCCGCCTAAGCAATCACTTTCCAGCAATTAAATATAAAAAGATTATATGATAAAAGAATTAAGAGGCCGGTTCACCAAGATTTACGGCTTTGAATATATTGGAATATACGATTACCATGCCGTTACACCACGAAATACTCCAATTAGCACAGTATACGAGTACCTGAGAAACCGCTATTCAAGTCACTGTAGCCACGGTTATGACTGCTGCGGGTGCCCCGTTTACAGCTACCAAGTGACTAAGATTAGCCGTAGAAACTGGCGTATCAAGGTAAATATAGGCCGAAACTACTAGAAATAGGCCCAAAACACCTCTTATCGTATATAATATAAGGTATTCTGCTACTATTAAAAGTAGAGGGGTATTACGTTAGGCGAGATATTTTCTTGCTATCAACTTGATAGCACTAAAAAATTTTTCTCTCACAAGGGACACCCCCCTCTTTTTTATCGTATGATATAATAAGCACTACTCTATTAAATCCATCATGGGCAGAAAATCCAACTACATAATCGGTTCCACCTTGAATGGTTGGCACGTACTTGACAAGTCCTCCTATGCAGGCACCTCTAACCAACGCATAATACTTAAATGCCTTGCTTGCGGTACTCTAAAGCATACGTGGACTTCTAACCTCAAACAGGACAAGGTAAAGTGCCCTAGCTGCACCTTGCCTACAAGACGGTCTTCTCTCCTGCACCAGTTGTTTGAGCAAGGGGTAGTCGTTGCATACCACGGTAGCCATATGGAAATCTACTTGCAAGGCGAAGCCCTGCCAGAGAATGCCATGCTCTACGAAATGAAGAGTGAACGGGTACTCTCCCCTCTAGTGCCTAAAGTCACAGGTACTCCAGAGCCCGACCTTGGATATGTAGCCCATGCGAAAGTACCCGCTAAGTACGTGGACTACTTCGCCTTCCCAGACCAAGACCCAGAACTTACTGAGCAAGAGCAGGAAGAGGCCACTGCACTATGGAAGACACTTGTGCATGAGCCTCCTAAAGTTTACGCTACGGTTCACCAAGGTTCCCAAACTAAGTGGGTAGAGGAAGACGGCATACAGTATGCTTACCTGTACTGGAAAGATACAAAGACATGGCCATTAGACCAACCACCTAAAGCCAAGGCCGAACCTGTAGCTAAAGCACTTGCACCAAAGCCAGCGTCTAAACCTGTAGAAGCCTCACCAGAAGCCTCACTAGAAGCCTCACCAGAAGCCTCACCAGACCAAGAACTCCTTGAGTGCCAGCGCATAGCGGCCATACCAGCCCATCAGAGATCCTGGGAGGATGGGACATTTCTGGCTAATGCTTCAGCTAAACGCAAAGCCGTAGAAGCACAAGCTATCCTAGCTAAGCAAAAGGCAGAGTGGGCCGCTGAAGACGAAGCCCTGAAGCGCCGTAAAGGCTGACAAGCACCCAGCGTAGCCCATTTCTGAAATGAAGTCCCTAACACCCCGCCAATCGCGCCGTAGAGCCATCCTAGCCGCCATTCTTTGGGTCGCTACCCTAATCCTCGCCACCACGGCATTTTTCGCCGTAATTTTTGAAAGGTCATCGTATGCCACTGACTCTACTAGCGTCAAAAGCACTTGAAGGACGCATCTACTCTATAGATGTGCAGAATGCACCACTTGGTGTGCATAAATCTACTATGGAACTCTACCGACATTCGGGAGAGCACTTCATAGAGTGGGTGATACTCACAGCAGACTATGTGACAAACATAGGCCTAACCATCATAAACAACACGCTTGAAGACTACGATGGTATCTACAATCTTCCCAAGCCTGCTATTGAATTGTTAAAAGAAGCAGGGTTTACCGTACCCGAAGAGTTCACAGTATGACCACCTTTAACCGTATCATTGCCCATTTAGCTGACAAAGATAAGTTTGTTTACAGTTATACTCGCAGACCGTTTGTATGCACCAACGGTATAGCAATCAACATACAAAGAGTGATGTGCACCACTCCGACTCAGGTTCGGTAGAGCTTGGCTCTGTGCCTGAGAGCCAATAATCGCCCAATACGGCTGGGAAAGCGACGAAATCTACAGCTATGTACCGCTAGAAACCCTTGAGAAGTACATAGATTGGCTTGAGAGCTTGCCCTTCGATCAGGTAAGACCACTATTACAGGAAGCAACATGACTACATATATTCGCAAAGACATACGAAATAACTGGAAAGCATGGACAGACGTAGATCTTAGCCCCACCTTGCGCCTCAAAGTTTCGACCTATAAAGTCGAAAGTGGTGCAGTTGTTACCACTGCTACTGTGTCTAAAGTAGAAAGTAGCTGGGAGACACACACTATGTACCAGGACTTCAGCAAACGCCTTGAGTCTGTGAAGTATCCTAGGGTTACTAGCAAAGTCATAGAGACACAACATGCTAAGCATGATATACAATCCTTGATAGAAGAGGCTAAGACCTTTTACAAGCTTTAATCAGTCACATGCGGTTAGCTCAGCTGGATAGAGCAAAAGTTTTCTAAACTTTAGGTCGCGTGTTCAAACCCCGCACCGCATACCACCATTTTAATAGGAGAGCCATCATGGGCAGTATCGCCAAGAAAGTAGCAGAAGAGATCATAGCTAACGATGGAGTTTACGAGACAGACCCTCGTTGCTCTAAAATCGTGACATATGAAAATATGTTCGACGGCGGCTTGACATATGCTATTGTTTACCCGCACGAAGATCAGTTCAAGTATGAGCGCAGTCCTGCTTGTAACAATGTCAAGGTTATTTGGCAGGCTTAAATTACACGGGACGTTAGCATAAAGGTAGTGCCACAAACTCATAATTTGTATTGTATAGGTTCAAGTCCTATACGTCCCACCACCAGTTACTAGCCCTAGGAAGCAGTTCCACATACGTAATAAACCGCGTATCACGTCAGCATCAAGCCCGTTGGCTTCAACAAGTTTCGTGTATTACACCTAGCTCAACGAGTCGGACGGTAGTATCAGGGCAGCATCAGAGGTTTACGCAGTCTGAAGCACCTAGCGGCTAGTACCTAACATTTGTAAAGGCAACCCATGAAATTCCTTAATTTAACCACGTTTACACGTACAGAAAGCTGCATGGTAGGCACTAAACGTCTACTCATCAATGCAGACCATATCACCTACATCAGTACTGTAGAGCATCTAAATGATGTTATGACAGTCATATCGCTAGACTCACCTCACGCAGGAGGTGAGTCTAACGCAACATCTATTACCTTGAAGGGTGACCATGTTCAACCACTTATGTTCCAGCTTCTAGGCAGGGCCTCACCATGAACTACAACCAAGTCTGAGTAGGCAAATATGAGACCACACGAAGTCGCATTAACCATTACAGTACTTAGTTTGCTAGGGCTATACCTCTATTACCTTATAGGAAAAAAGGCAGCTAAGAAAGACAAAGCCAAGCGCCTTGAGAACGGGAGGCAGCTAGTCTTGAAGTTCACAAGGCTGCAAACTGACAGAGGTGGCTGGTGGCTATCCTCTGGTATAGCCAATAAGTATGTACACGGTGAACCTTGGCAAGACATGGACACTATGGACAAGTATGTACTAACTCTGCTAATTCTTGAGGCCGAAAATGAACCTACCGAATAGAGTTTTTGTTATATCTGATACCCATTTTGGTCACAAGAAGATTATAGAATTTGAAGCAGCTAACCGTCCCTTCAAAACAATAGAGGACCATGACGAAGAGCTAATACGCCGATGGAACGACACAGTAGGCAAGAAAGATACTGTGTGGCATCTAGGCGATCTGCTGTTTGGTCAGGAAGCCTTTTCTGTCTTGTCTAGGCTTAATGGTGTGAAGAAGTTGGTAATGGGTAATCATGACCACTACCCTACTACACGTTACCTAGAGCACTTCAATCAGGTTCTAGGCTGCACGAGCCTGAGAGGATACATACTAAGTCATGTACCTGTACACCCCGAGCAGCTTAATCGCTTCAAAGGTAACATCCACGGACACTTGCACAGCAATGTGCTAGGCGATCTGAGGTATATCAATGTGTCAGCCGAACGTATTAACCTAACCCCCGCACTGTTGGACAAGATCATTGCAGATAACCAAAAGGAGCTACTATGAACGACGATATTGTCACACAAGCGCAATTTTCTCTAGACAATCCTGATGTGCTGCACACTGGTGCACAGTACAGGGCGATTATACAAGGCTTACTAGATATGCTCAAATCATGCAAACAAGACCCGACAGCCCTTGTATAGCGATCTGTGACACCCTGTACCAAGACGTATGTACAGGGTGCGGTAGGCACTACCTTGAAGTATCGCAGTGGAACGGCTTTACCCAAGAAGTTAAAGACGCTATATGGATACGCATTGAGGCAGAAGGAACAGCTAAAAGGTTTACTACCTATAAAGAGAGAGCACAATGAGATTTCATCTCTGTAAATACTCAGTATGGTCCGAGCCTATGCAAACCTACAGCGGCCACATACAACAGTGGCGAGCTTGCACTATCTGCCACAAGACTGATTTTCGCACTCACAGGTGGCACAGTCAGACACCATTAACAGCTATTCGTGAAGCAATTGAGGAATTACTAAAATGATCGCTATATCTGCACTAATTAAACTAGCTTTTCAGCTAGGAATTGTCATTACGTTTCAGTCAGCTACTGTAGAAGAGACTGTGTCTACTTACTTTGACGAACTGACTGACAGAGTTGTAAACTGCATACCTGCAGAGACAGACATTGGAAGCATATCTATCTGCCCTATGGCAGACAAAGAAGTACTTGTGTATGTTATACAAAAGTGAAGGCTACTGCTGTGGTTACTACCATGCAGAGCCTGTATCAATAACGAGCCAGTCCGCAGAGGGTTGCCCATGTTATGGAGAAGATGGTGATAACCTTGACGAAACCACAGCGCAAGTCGCTGCATAAAGTATGGCTACGCACTTGTGGTGCTGGCTACCTAGGCACTGTTCCATATCGGGAGTTCAGACGCCAAGTACAGCTCGGCCCCGGCTGCGTAATGATTAACTTCGCAGGGATGTGGCTAGGGATTGAGCCAGACGGTTACACGCATTCATAAGGGAAAATAAATGCGAAACAAAAGATTTGAAGAGTGGTTTGCAGACTACGCTTCTATAGACCCATCAGATGTAGAGTCCATGTGGACAGGCACTACATATGAAAGTCACAAATACTACGTAGAATCCACATGGGCGGCATGGCTTGCAGCACTCGGGTTTACCAAGTAACCAGTTTCGTGGCCTGCTATCCAAGGCCTTGTAAGCATCCTGCGGATACCTTAGCACCTAGCAGCAGGCCACGATCCAACCAACATAAGGAGATAGCATGGGACAAGCAAATTGCAGAGGTTCAAGAGAAGAGCGCATTAGGATGGCTATTGAGCGTAACAGGCTCAAAGCTATAGCTGATGCAGAGGGTAAAGAGCGTGTACGCCAAGCATTCATCGCCAAGGCTAATGAAGCCCATGCGGCACTTGAAGTCACCAACGCAGAGCGTGTTAAAAAAGGTGAGAAGCTCTTGCAGTCCCAGCAGTAAAGCGAACGGGAAGATGCACAGGCATGTTATCAGTTTTGATAACTGCAGCAGCAATGTACAAACAGGACTAGGCCTCACCCTAGATTTTATAGGAGGCAATATGCCTAAGACAGTCACTAACGAGCAGCGCATTAAGCGCATGATGAACTTCAGTCATTTTGGCGCATTAAAACAAGGCTTCATTATGGAAGCAATCAGAGCTTACGCTGAGCAACAATTAGCAGCAGAACCTTGGTCAAGTACCACCTTTGTGAATCAAGACACGTGGAAAAGTATAGCACAAGAGTGCCTAGATGACTTGAAAGTCTGTCCATGACCAACTACAGAATGGGTGTGCCTATCCCAGAGCCCAAACAGGCACAGAATAAAGAGCTATACACTACAGTAGCCCAGATGCCTGTAGGCGCCTGTGTAGATGTGCCCTATACACGATCACCTATAGCTAGTAACCTTAGCCGCTGTTTTGGCTATAAGTTTACACAACGTAGGGTGGGTGACATGCTAAGACTTTGGAGGGTGGAATAATGGCTAGATTCCTTGGCTGCTATGTCCCAAGCATACTAGACTACTCTAGGGCGTCAGAGCACCAGCCCAAACCTAGGGAGAAGACTTCATACGAGATATGGGCAGAAGCTGACCACACAGTGTGGGCGCCTTGTGTAGGCAGCTGTGGCAATGCTTGTTTTAACCACCAATGCCAATCAAACAACAACGGCTATATCCAAGCCTTACGAAAGGTTGAGTAATGCACTACGAAACAAAGAAAGCCCTCTTTGAGGCGCAACTTGCAGAAGTACAAGCTGAGTTATGGGAGGTACAGCTTCAGGAGTTCCCCGATTCAGTGAAAATGAAGTATTCTGATGTATGCAATCTAGCCTATACACTACCTGATTACCTTGAAACAGAAATGGCCGCATGGGACATAACCTACGGCATTCTCTACAAGGGCAGTGATAAAACTATGGCCAAAGCTTGCAAGCGAGATTTGATAGTTATGAACTATCAGATTCGTATGGCTAGAACCATTAACATGGCTATGCAGTCACCTGAAGGCCTCTTCTATCAGTGTGGCAAGAAAGAAAACGGAACTTACAAGTGGGTAGGTTATCGTTATGGAGTTCGACCTAGCCAGTATATGTCTGGCTTTTCACTGTAAAGGAAATATTATGTTAGATTTTAAGGTATTCAAATCAGCCGTTGCTGCGCAGTTCGCAACACTTGTTACTCACGGACTGTATCGCAGTTCAGTCACCAAGGATGACCTGTGGACCACCTACCTTGCGTCGTTTCCCGAGGGTACTAATCCTATTTACAAAGAACGTACAGAACACGATTGCACATGTTGCAAGCAATTCATTCGCTCAGTAGGTGACACAGTAGCAATCATTAGAGGTCAGGTAGTCAGCATCTGGGACATTACCGTGCCTGACCCAGCTTACCAAGTAGTAGCAGACGCTATGGCTGCACTGGTACGGCCCCATCCTATCGAAAATAAGTTCCTGAGTGCAGAGCCAGCAGCAGGCACAGACAAGAACTTTCAAGGCACTCTTGATGGGGTTAAGCAATGGGAACACTTTTTTGTCAACATACCAGAGCAGTATGTATCCAAGGACATTGGGACTAAACTGGGTGAGCACCGTGCTACGTTCGATGTTATGAAACGCGGTCTGACTGAGCTTACCAGCGAGTCAGTAGCTGCAGTTATGGAGTTGATCGACCAGAACAGCTTGTATCGGGGTGCAGAGCACATGCCAGCACTCAGAGAGTTTATGAGGTTGAAGGCAGAGTATGACGGTACAGATACATTCATCTGGAAGAATTTAGATGTTAAGCATCGGTTCCGTAACACTGTTATCGGTACGCTAGTAACAGACCTGTCTAATGGTGTAGACCTTGAAGATGCTGTCAAGATGTTTGAAACCAAGGTAGCACCTACCAACTACAAGCGTCCTACAGCTTTGGTCACTAAAGCTATGATTGAGAAAGCCAAGCAAACCATTGATGCAGCAGGACTTGCTTCAGCACTGGAGCGCCGCTATGCCACCATCAACGACATTACGATTAACAACGTATTGTTTGCAGATCGTAGTACACCGTTGGTGAAAGATGTGTTTGCTAGTCTGATCGCTACAGCACCTCTCAAGACATTCGGCAAAGTAGAAGAAATGTCTATCGACAAGTTCATTACTGATGTGCTACCTAGTGCTAAGACTATCGAAGTAATGATGGAGAACAGTCATCAACCTAACCTAGTCAGCTTAATTGCACCTACAGATGCAACTGCTAACCCGTTGTTTAAGTGGGGCAATGCCTTCTCATGGGACTACAACGGGGGTGTAGCTGACAGCATCAAGGAGCGTGTTAAGGCTGCTGGTGGTAATACTAGGGGTGATCTGTGCTGTAGACTTGCATGGTATAACACAGATGACCTTGACCTAAAGATGTATGAAACTAACAACGCCAAAGCTGACTATAACATCTACTACGGCAACCGTAACGTCATGTCACCTAACGGTGGCCGACTAGACGTAGATGCCAATGGTGGCTCAGGCATGATGGAGCATCCAGTAGAGAACATCTTCTACACTTACCTGCCTACCAAGGGTAGCTTTGAACTAAAGGTTAACCAGTTTAGCCGACGTAGCACTACTAACGGAGGTTTTGAGGTAGAGATTGAGTTGCAAGGGCAGACGTATAATTATGTACATGCTGAGCATCTACGATCTGGTGACACAATTACTGTAGCTAAATTTGAAGCAAGCCTTGAAGGCTTCAAATTAACTACAGACCTCAAGCAAAACCGTGCATCCAAATTAGTGTGGGGCTTGAATACCAACATGTTTACTAAGGTCAACGCCTTGATGATGAGCCCTAACTATTGGGACGGTGAGCAGACTGGAAATAAGCATTACTTCTTTATGCTAGATGGTTGCGCAAATGAGGGTCAAGCAAGAGGCTTCTTTAATGAATTTTTGAGAGAAGACCTTACGCAGCACCGTAAGACCCTAGAAATGGTAGGCAGTAAGTTACAAACCGCACCTGCGACACAGCAGTTAAGTGGTTTAGGTTTCTCCAGTACACAGCGCAATAGTGTACTGGCGAAGGTGTCGGGTGCCTTTACCCGTGTTATCAAGATTGTATTTTAAGGAGCTATTATGTTCGATAAAGCATCGCGTTTGAAGTTACGTTTCACTACGACCAAGGGAGATTTGACAGTAGAAGATTTGTGGGACCTGCCTCTCACATCAGCGACCGGTAAGCCCAACTTAGACAGCATTGCTGTAGACCTGTTCAATCAAGTTAAAGAGACAGCCACTGTGTCATTCGTCAACACACCTGCCAAGGCAGACGAAACTGTGCAGTTGAAGCTAGACATTGCTAAGCACATCATCGAGACACGCTTGGTAGAAAATGCTACACGTAATGCTGCTGCAGCTAATGCAGAGAAAAAGCAAAACCTGTTGGCACTTATCTCCAAGAAAGAGAATGAGCACTTAGAGGGCCAAAGCCTAGAGGAGTTGCTTGCTATGGTGAACAATCTGCAATAGTAAGAATCAATCAGCACAAAGTCTGCTCTGTGCTAACATATCCCGCCGGTGACGCAATACTGGCACACCTGTTGGTCTATATTAAGCATGGTATAGACCGACGTATTAACCACCTTCTTAAAGGAACTATCATGCAAATGTTAATCTCGGAAAAGCAAGCTCAGACTCTGTTGGCCGCACGTAAGATGGACCACTATCAGCGTAAGCAGACTAAGCGTACTATCTTCAATGCTATCCATGTAGAGCACGGCTTGCCCAAGAAGCCACGTATTGTGGTATTTGTCGAGAATGAAGACAACCCATTGTATTGTGTTATCCGTAGTAAGATTACTAAGCTACCCTTGGATGACGGTCGCCTAGCGCCAGTTGCTGCATTGCCAGCACCTACACCGGTAGAAGCACCAGTTGCTGCATTGCCAGCACCTACACCAGTAGAAGCACTGACAGCACCTGTAGTTAAGTCTAAGCCTACTGAGTTGCCTAAAGTAACAGTAGCTGCGGGCAAGACTAAAGCAGCAGTCGCTAAATCTAAGGCTAAGATCGCCGCTGACAAGGCTAAAGCCAAAGTAGCAGCCGATAAAGCTAAAGCCAAAGTAGCAGCCGATAAAGCTAAAGCTAAAGTAGCAGCCGATAAAGCTAAGGCTAAGATCGTTGCTGACAAGGCTAAAGCCAAGGTCGCCGCCGACAAGGCCAAGGCTGTCAAGGCACCCGCCAAGGCCAAAGCCAAGCCCACAGCGGCCCCAAAGCCAGCGGCTAAGGGCAAAGCACCTGCCCTAGCGTTGGTCAACGCTAGGGCTCCAGCAGCCAAAGCCAAGCCCGCGACTATGAAAGCTAAAGCAGCTAAGTAATTAGCACTAGCATGGCGGGGGTGTTCCCGCCATGCGTTTTTTAATAGGAGGCTATATGGAAAAGTTATCACAGAAGATAACCAGCAAGCAGCAGTTTTATGATCTACATTTACCCGCACCATCGTTTGCATCGGGTGCATTTTCGCCTACTAACGCCAACATACCATTACCTTGGTGGGCACAGCGCGAGTTGCTTCGCATTGAGCACAAAGTTTACCCAGCACCTACTGAGGTTTTAGACAAGATCAATGTTCATATGCCCTACGTGGCTATCCACGTATCTACCGAAGACCCAGCGTACATTGCTTACACACCGGATAGGCCATCAGGTGAGGCAGACAAGCAGCTAAAGACTACACTCGGTCGCTTCATTGCTAAGTATTATCCGCATGTGCCCGACGATATGGTTGGCGCTATTGTTGCAGATCACCTAGGTGAACTCAATAGTAACTACGAGGTGCTTAGAGGTGTTGACATTGTAAAAGCATACCTGAACTCAGGTGGTACTGGCGCTTGCATGTCTAAAGCTGAGGCAGGTTACACACTAGCAAAAGGTCACCATCCTTCAGAAGTCTACGATATGCCTAACATATCTATGGCTGTGCTGCGTAATGACAAGGGCGATATCACAGCACGATCTATGCTGTACGATGCCTCCGAGACTGACAAGCGTTTTATCCGTGTTTACGGTGACGCTAAACTCAAGAAGATGCTGGTGAGAGCAGGTTACAAAGCTGGCGCATGGCACGGTGCAGAATTTAAGGCTATCCGACTTGACCCAGCCAGGGATACCATCAACTTAGTTATGCCTTACCTTGACGGTAACGGTGCTCCTGGTTCTACTACTGTCAGTTATGTAGCTTATGTAGGTGGTAAGTTGTTGGCTATATCCTACAACTTAGCTTGCAAGTATCACGCTAAGTTCGGCCCTCCAGGTGCTGTATGTGCTACTAATACTTCAGGTGTCTGTGCTCTCAAGGAGATTATGGAGTCTGATGTTAATGCCGTGTGCCCTCTGTCAGGTAAAAACATAGGTCTGGAAGATGCATCCGTGCTGTTCTGGCTTAACGGTGCTATAGTTAGTGCGCATCCAGATGCTATAGAAGACGGTCCTTACGGCAATTTTATAGCAAGGCGTACTAAGGGCGGCTCTCTTGTAAATGTATTTGCACCTATGGATGTACCTACGTTCACCAATGAGCGCGGTACACAGAGCATTGACAGTGATGAGCAGCGTATGTTTGACGGTCAGCTTAAACTGTCTGCGGTTTACTACCCAGACGAGCAGGGTTGGCTGTCTGCTGGGTGCTATGAGACCTTCCCAGCAGGTACTAAGAAGGATCGTAACGGTCAGCTTATCAAGGCTGTTGATGCTGTTAGTATCATATGCATGAGCGAAGAGGGTCAACCTATTAAGTCTACAGTGCATCAGCAGGAAGTTAGCAAGGGCTGGATCAAAGTGCACTCGTTGCACAGAGGCCAAGACCTGTATGCAATGCCTGATGTACTGGTACACAAGACTATATCTGGTCGTAAGGTAGTCAACAGTATCCATGCTGTAAAGAAGACGTACAAGAGTCAGTGGGAGTTCACTCGTAACCTTACTGCTGTGCGGGTAGGTCATATGACCTTCTTTGTAGCTAAAGGTGATGAAGTACCTAGCATTAACAATCAGCTTGGTATCAGTCTACTGCGGGCTGATTATGAGACTATGCCTGATTTGCGTAAATCAATCTACAGATTGATCCGTAAAAATTACAGCTACGTCTATGTAAATAACAACTATGTAAATAACAACTATGTCCAGACCTACAGCGAGGATAACTTCCCGTTAGAAGCTGGTATGTCAGACCCTACCAGCGGTATGTCTTCAGACATTACTGTTAAGCTGATGTACTATGTACTGCAGTTGCGTGAAGCAGAGGCAAATGCTATTGACTACAATGACCAACATGCAGGTCCAACAGTATTGCCTGTACCTACTAACTTGCCACAGCCTTCTGCTGTGTTGGCTGGTGAGACTAATTTGCCTGGCTATGCAACAGGTGAAACATTTATATCTACTGGTACTGCAAGTTGGTTAGGCACTTCTACTACCACGCCTACTTACACTCCAGTCTACCATGCTGTAACAGCAGCGTCAGTAGTTTAACTTAAAGGAATTATCATGACTATATCTACTTTGACAATCACACCCAAAGAACCTGCCCCAGCACTAGCCCTCGTTGACGGTACACCAGACACGCCTGAAATGGATAAGCTGATTGAGGTTATCCTAGCTACTAAAAGGTGTCACAACTCTACAGGAGAACTTAACTTTGTAGCATGGCTGTACAAGTACCTTGAAGAACTCAAAGTTACGACTTTACCACTAGCAGAGGGAGCTATCTCTGTAGAGGTTGGCACTGGTGGTAAGACTATGTTCTCCTGCCACCTTGATACTGTGCACCAAGCTACAGAGTGTGACGGTAGCCTGCAAAAAGTGTTCTACGACCCTGCCTTCGGCCATATCTTCTGCGGTGATAAGACTACTACTTGTCTCGGTGCAGATGACGGTGCAGGTATCTATATCTTGCTGAAGATGATTCAAGCTCAGGTCAAGGGTACATATGTATTCCATCGAGGCGAAGAGAAGGGCGGTATATCTGCTCGTGCTATTTTAGCTAAGCACCCTGAGTTCCTCAAGAAGTTTAATGCTTGTATTGCTTTCGACCGACCAAACAACGATGAGGTCATCATTACACAAGGTGGCTCACCCTGTGCTTCACCTGAGTACGGTAGAGAGCTTGCTGCAGCCTTGAGCAAGGAAGGTATGAAGTACGAGATTAGCACTAGAGGTGTCTTCACAGACTCCAAAGTGTATCGTGACATTATCCCTGAATGTATCAACATTGGTGTAGGTTACTCTAACCAGCACTCTAACCAAGAGTACCAAGATTGGGGCCACTTGTTAAGCCTGACCAAAGTGGCTATCGGCATTGACTGGGACTCTATCAAGCCTAAGCGCGTGCCGACACCAGCCCCTGCCTATGTTGCCCCTAAGACGCACAACAACGGCGGCTACAAGGGCTTTTACGATGACTGGAAGGGTGACCCGTTCAAGCCTGCCAAGTCCAAGAAATCTGAGAAGGGCGTCTATGTGCCACCCAAGTCTGCTGCCATGCTAGAAGACACACTAGATATAGACCTTGAGAACATGACCTACCAAGACCTTGTAGAGTATGTAGGTGATGATGAGTTGACCACTGCTATCATGAAGATGCAAGTAGAGCTTCACGCTGAACGTGGTCGAGTAGCAAGATTACAAATGTTGTTAGGAATGTAAAATGTCAGTAATTATAGATGCAGAAGCAGGTACACTCAAGGTGCCAGACATAGGGGTTACATTGAGAACTCTGCTAGCCTGTGCGGCTGAAGGGTACAAGACCCGACCAAAGCGCGTGTGGAAAATCCTTTACACGGAAAACAATGTGGTGGTCGGCTCAGTGCGAATTAAAAGCCAAGACTTCTTGCGAAAAGAGAACCTATAAGGCTTAAACCTAACTATGCTTAAAGGAGATCTTAATGGACGTTAAAGAAGCAGCATTTCGCAGAGCAGCACTTCTGCTATCCACTATTGGGGCTACCTACGCTATTGTTTACAATGGCAAGGAGCATACATCAGGTGGCACAGAGTTTGCTTTGCGTCGGGACGGTGTAGTTTCTGGTACACTTATTCCCAAGAAGGTGGTAAAGCCTCGTAAGAGCCAGACTTACACAGGGTACATTGAAGCCCTGAAAACCCTGTCTCCCGGCGAGTCGTGGTCTTATAAGTGTAGTTCAAAGGACACCGCTAAGGACTTGCAACGGGCGGCTACTGGAGAGGCTAGTAGGATGTGGGGAAACAAGACGTACATTAGCACAGTCAGGGACAATACTACGTTTGAGATACTGAGACTAGAGTAGCAGAAAGGCTAACAACTTGGCATTCAGGAACTACAAGACAGAAGCACCGTATGCAGTCACGACTAAGCGCGGTGAGTTTAAGAGTGCTCACTACTGCAGTTTGACAGCTATAGCTGCAGCTAAGAGCACTAAAGAGTATCGCATCATTCACGGTCGCCATAGAGGTGACTGGAAGCAATTGGTGCATTTTGAAAAAGGAATTAGAGTATGTTTACCTGCGAAGTAGAGAATGTTTACATAGTAGAAGATCACAGATTAAAAAAGTTTAGGGTAATAGAGTTTTACCCTAAGACTAACGTAGCTATTCTGATTACGCCGGGAGGTCACAGAATTAGGACAAGCCTAGATTCAGACATGGCTATGTACTTCAAAACGCCAGAAGAGGCGCTACGCCAGGCCTACAACGAGCTGCAAGAGCTACTTGCAGGCGCTAGAGAAGAGTACCAAGATTCCTTGGCTAGTTACAGAGCAGCTAGAAAGCTAAGCAAAGTAACTCTTGAAGAGTTCATAGCTAAAGTCTCATGGTAGAGATCATTATCACTTTCACAGCAGTAGGCAAAGGCGACTATGTTCTTAATATTGAGAACTTAGCCGAGTATGTAGAAGCCGAGGGACAAGTAGGCAAGACAGCACTTGTCCATGCCCTAGAAATGATAACCAACCACGTTAAGCATGGGCCGCACATGATGGAGGCGGCGAAACAAATTCAATAGGAGGTTACATGACCCCGACAAAACCCGGACAACGATGCCGTGTCATAGGCGGTAGAGCTACAGCTAATGGTGAAGGGCAGAGTCCCAACTTCGGCAAGATAGTAGTTACACAATACCTGCACGATAACAAGGCAGGTATAGAGCAAGAGAATGTGTGGCACTGCTGCTCTAGCAGCTTGTTAACGACCTACTACGGTGCAGGGCTAGAGGCTGACTTCCTTGAGTGCTGGCTAGAGGTCATGCCACCAGAGCCCGTGAGGACCAAAGAAACTCAACTAGAGGAAGAGTTGTGAAAATAAGCATATACGGACCTCATCCAGATGGGCAGGCCATAGCAGAGCTTCTCAAGCACTTACCGGAAGATTCTGCAGAAGCTACCATACAGGCCCCACCACGTAGAGATATAGACTTAAGACCTTGTATGAGGCCGGGAGTTCTTGAGTATGCTATGTCCGTAGATAATAAAGTATTTGTTCACTTGTCTCAACGCACTGAGACTTCCAACTATGAGGTAAAAGTAACATGATTGAATTTATTGAGAACCTGTGGTTTTGGTTTACCGTACCAAACTATTTAAAAGTAGCTGAACGCGACCTAGCAGCAAGTCAGCTACACTTGAGGCAAGCCGAAGCTCAAGCACATTATTCAACCTTGATGATAGAGTACTACAAAGGTTGTATAGCTAGAGACGAGGCTCTCTTAGTGACTCAGCGCACAGAAGATGTTGCCACTGCACAACAAGCCACCTTGTTTGGCAATTCTTAAAGGAAGGGAAGACCAGATGACTAAATAATTTTGCAAATATCTCGCACCAACCAATTTTTCTCTATATAATTCAGTTCTCACCAACCAAACCTTAATTAAGGAAATCACCATGTCAATCGAACTCATGAACGTAGCTATCCCTAAGACTTCTCGTACTGCTTCCAGCAAGTACAAATTCGGTGACCTCACCGTAGGTGGACCAGCTATGGTCGAATCCGAAGTTGTGGATAGCAAGAAAGCCCAAAGCAAGATGACCTCTGCTTTGGTTGCATACCGTAGCCGCACTGGCGATCGGTCCCGCTTCAGTGTTCGGACTTTCAAGGCTGAAGACGGTACTGACCGTATCGGCGTATGGAAGATTGCTGAAGCACCTGCTGCCTAAACCTATAGGTTTAGCTCTAGTTAAAAGGCCCACTTCGGTGGGCCTTTTTGTCGCTTTTAAAGGTAAGACTTATGAAAACAATTCACAAATTTCCGTTACAATTAGAGGATTGGCAGGAAATTCAGATGCCTCAAGGCGCGGCAATCCTGTCCATTCAGACTCAAATGAACTCGCCCTGTATATGGGCACTTGTAGATACCGATAGCCCTCTTAAGGCTAGGCAGTTTATTACTAGAGGCACAGGTCATCCTATACCTGAGGACTGGATCAACTACATAGGGACCTACCAGCTATCTGGTGGTCACATGGTGTTTCACGTATTGGAGGTTACATAATGGCTGCAGCAGACTACAAGCTGTGTGACCGGTGCAGCAATAAAGCATTTTACGATGCAAATTTAAGTTACGATATTGGTTATAAAGTTGATGGTAAATGGGTTTGCTCAGAAACTCCTTATCGTATCGCTGGTGCAGATCAGGGTCAGTTAGGTGCAGGGCTCGGTTATGTGGGTGATTGGGCTGTTATATGCACTGACTGTGCAAAGACACATCGTACTGCTATTTTACCAATTGAGGTGCAACCATGACAGAATTTTTTGTAAGACCAGTGGCTACGGTAGTTACAGACCTTGATATGTATGATAATGAAGTCTACGACTACGGAGACCTCTGCAATGTCTATGAGCAAGGCCGTAAACATGCTGTTAATGATGCAGCAGACGCTAAACGTATGCGCTGGCTCCTGAATGGTAATGGTTACTTCATGGAAGAGGAAGGCTTGTGCGGCTGCAAAGAAGCAAGCACACAGGACGATCAGGAGTATGCTAGAAAGTGCATAGACGAAGCTATGGCAGAGGCAAATTGCTATGATTAAGACAATTGAAATTACATTTCCAGTGCCTGTAGAATTACCACTAGGCTTTGAGCACACTTTGTCTTGCCTTATAAGCATGGTGTGCGAACTGTATCAACAGAACAATCCAGAACGTGTGATGTGGGCTGCAAGTCACGGCAGTAGACCCATCATGAGTATGGGAGACATTACAGGTTTTGAGGCAGAAATATACAGCATTGACTGTGAAGAAAGAGAAGATTTACATGGAAGAAATCCGTTTAATCCGAGGCGTGCTGCAATCCGTGAAGCCCTCGCGGCAGCAAAAGCTGGTAAGCCTTATTAGATTGTGCATGGGCGCTATTGCACTAGCATTTTACAGCTACTTTCTAATTATAAGCACATACAAGGCAGCGTATACCACAGGTTACGACGAAGGCCTTGAAGACGGTAGAGAGTCTATGAGCTTCAAGGAGCAGCTTAAAATAAACAAGCAACTTCTGTCTGAAGTGTGCTATACCTGGTGGTTCAAGATTCCACCAGTACAGAAGGTTGTAAGATGAAAAGAGATGAACTAACATTAACGTCTATGTTTTTAGGAATCATAGGTCTGCAACTGTTCGTAGTGTTCTTACTGTTCTACGTACCTGTCACTGTGGTGTACAGGCTCGGAAGATTTACTGTTAGCACAAGGAGTGACCGTGATAAAGTATAAACATACTTGTAGCAAAGGCCATACATTCAAAAAGTTAGTGTTCGGTTTTGCAGCCCCAGTCTGCCAGCAATGCGTAGACTTAACAGCTAGACAGCTTGCTAGTCTTATGGCCTATGAAAGCTACGGAGAGTTTGCAGCTAGAGCAAATGTGTTCTTGAGCAGAGTCCCAGCAGTCAAGCGTAGGGCTCAAGTGTTTGCAAAGCCTGAAACATCCAGTGCCGTGGTGTTCCCTACAGCTTCACAGAGCCTCGCCAGTCCTAGCTCTAGCCACATACCCTACTATGACGCTACACCCAGCTACAGCGCCTGTTCTGACAGCCCATCTTCCGATAGTTCAAGCTGTTCATCTTCCGAGTAACGTGCTATGAAAACAAAATCAATTGACCTTAACGTAGAAGAGGCAGGCTTGATGTGCAATCTACTCTATACCGCCATGAGAGCTAGTGGTAAAGTGTTTGCAGATCAGCCTACTCCTGTTAAAAATTTGTCAGCTAAGTTGGCTAGATGCCATGCTAAGCTGTCAGGCCACAAGCTGAAGCCTATGCAGCCTAACGCTGACACTGTGACAGACGCTGTAGCCAAGGAACCTGCAGAATGAAGATAACCCTTGACTCTACAGGCGTTGCTGCTGTAGATAAAGAGTACCACTGGCTACCAATGAGTACCTGTCCACTGCATACAAAAGTGCAGCTTAAAGGCAAAGGTGGGCTTGCCATATACAGTGAGTATGATGGCAAAGACCCATTTTGGGTAGGCTGGGCAAGATTACCAACTGATAAAAAGGAGAATACAAATGAGTGAAACAGACTTGACAGGCGAAGACTATAAGGTTAATGGCCTGCACCACGCACTACTTGAGAGCCTATCAGCAGGGCCGCTAACATCAGTAGAGCTTTATGACCGACTACCTGAGAAGACTGCTAGGTTCTTTTCTGTAGCGCAGCTAGTCACAGATGTTACATCTGTGATGGCAGTAGATGGTTACCTGAGTTACGACAGCAGCCTGTGGACCTTGACTGCCAAGGGTGAAGGTATGCTAGAGTTTCTATCTGCCAAGTACGTGTCACCTATTTCAAAAGTAGCGGGTAAGAAAGAGTACGTACCACCAAGTGGTAGCTATAATGGCGCAGAGTTAAAAGACACATGCCTTCGCGAGGGTGCTTACGACTTCCTAGCCTTGCCTTCTCTGTATGGCGGCAAGTCTGTAGAACATCGTACAGCTAAATCTTTTCTAGGAGCAGACTATGCAGAAAATACTAAATAGTATTCTATCGCTTATCTTAGTGGTAGCTGTAGGTTCATTGGTTACCTCTGGTGTTAACCCAATAGCAGGTGTAGCAGCGGCTATTTTTATGCTGGTTCTCGTTAACCTGTACGCTCTGATGGTTGAAATATTAGAAGTATTGAAAAAGATTAACAAGGATTTAATCATACGCCTATCATGAAGTGCCCAAACTGCGGTAACTTAAAACTGCATACTGTAGAGACATTCCAAACACATGACAGCACATACAGGACTAAGAAATGTCTAAGCTGTCTGTGGAAGTTCACAAGTATAGAAGAGATTGCAGACTCTGTAACTATACCTGATGTTGTTCGTAAAGCCAAACGTGGCTCATACTATAGAAAGGCTTAAGATGAACCCCAGACACCTAGTATCGCTAATTGACGGAGAGTACACAACAGTTGCTGTACGCTTTGATGCAGCAAGCAAGCTGTACACCTACAAGACACGGCTAAAGTTACAGAGAAATGATTGGGTTATTGTCTCTGTCAACGATGTACTCAAAGTAGTTCAAGTAGTTCAGGTACATGCCACACCTCAGATTGACTTTGAGGCCAAGTTTGATTACAAGTGGGTTGTGCAAAAAGTAGACATGTCTGACTATAACACTACGTTAGCTGCAGAAGCTAAGTTGGTTGAGCATATAGACGCAATGGAACGGCTGCACAAACGCTACACCATGCGACAGATAATTGAGAACGTTTACGTAAAAGGTAGTCCAGCGCATGACTACTACATCACCAAAGTTAAACCCCTTTTGAAAGACTGACATGAAACCTAACCTAGCGAGTGAGCCTGACCCAAAGTATCCTCTGACATTTCCAAAGTACGCCAGCTCTAAGCTAGACGGTATCAGAGGGCTTACACAGTATGGCACCTGCCTTACAAGGTCGTTAAAGCCTGTGCCCAATGTGCGATTGAGAGAGTACCTAGCAATAGTGCAGGGCCTTGATGGTGAGTTTATCTGCGGTGAACCTACTGCACCAGACTGCTATCATAAGACTTATTCTGCTGTCATGACAGAAGACAGAGAGATTGATGACATTATGTTTTATGCCTTTGATCTGCTGATACCGGAAGTGCCTTACAGTACTAGGTATGACAGACTGATGAGCATGAACTTACCTACAATTGTTAAGGTGCTGCACCAAGACACACTGATAAGCCAAGAAGACCTTGACACATTCTACCTTAGGCAGCTAGATCTTGGCTATGAAGGCGCTATTCTGCGAAATAGCTATGCTATGTATAAAGAGGGGAGAGCAACTGCAAAGTCCCAAGACATGCTTAAATTCAAGCCTTTTTTAGACTCAGACGCAATTGTAGTCGATGTTTATGAGGCTATGACCAACAATAACGAGGCCTTTACCAACGAGTTGGGCCGCACCACTAGAAGCACACACGCTGAAAACCTTGAAGGCAACGGTATGGCAGGTGGCTTCACCGTGCGTATGGGTACCAAGGTGTTCAACATAGCGGCTGGAAAGTTAAACCACGGTCAGCGGCGTGAGGTGTTAGCTAACAAAGAGAAGTACATTGGGCAGCTTGCTACATTTAGGCACCTGCCTATTGGAGAGAAAGATGTACCGCGACACGGTAGGTTCATTCGCTGGCGCAGTAAAATAGACACTTAAGGAGATACTATGGATGTTAAAGAAAAAGTAGGTAACTTAATTGCAAAGCTCACCAGCTATCACTGGTCACCACAGCATCCAACGACCTACACTATAGATATAGAAGGCTCACTTAGAGGTGTAGGCAAGATTGCAGACCGTAACTACGGTGCCTTCAACCTTGCTTGGGGCACTTGTCAAGGCAAGTGGCAGACCAAAGATGAGCAGCATGAGCTAGTAATAAACTTTGCTAAGTTTCAGGTTCTTACACTGTTGCCTGTAAATGGTGAACCTGTAGGTGACTGGGCTTGCCTACTCGGACCTAGAGGCTTCAAGGCTTTAATTAGTGCTGCTGATACTCTGGACCCTAAAGATAAGCATTCTCTAATCAGTGCAGCTACTGGAGCAATGCATGTACAGCACATATGATGAGTTTAACAAAGCACTAGGCTTTGAAGAGAGGGCGGGGTTCGCCCTCTCTTCCGTGCAGAAAGAAGACGCTATCGAGTTTCTGAAGTGGCGTAAGAGCCTGAATCGCTATCAAGTCGGCTGTGGGAAAACTGTTATCTCCACTGTTGTCAGTCTTATGTCAAATGTAGAAATAACCGTTGTTACAATGCCACCGATTCTAATTACATCATGGAAGCGGTGGCTTGAAAAAGTGTCTGACAATGTGCTAGTTTACAGGGGCACTCCAGGAGTCAGAAAGAAATTTACCCTAACTGACAAGCGTTGGATACTAATGTCTCATGGCATATTCAGGATAGACTTTGAACGCATCATGTCTGACTTGCACGGCATGAATGCAGAGCTTATTGTAGACGAAGCACAGGCCCTCAAAAACCCTAAGAGCAAGCTGTACACTATGTCAGGCACGTTTGTGCAGAATCGGCGTATGCAAATGCTAACAGGTACGCCAACCTCTACACCACTTGATTGCTACACCTACATTAGGTTGCGCTCACCAGAGATGTATAGAAGCTACGCTCACTTTGAAAATATGCACGTAGCTGAAAGAGACTTCTTTGGCTCTGTCAAGTCCTACCAACTGCTTGATGAACTGACTGCAAACTTTGCTGTTAAGTCTATCAAGCGTACTAAGCAAGAGGTTCACGGCTACTCGCTCGTTCCTGTCTTCCCTGACACAACTTATGAACTAGACCCTGAGCATTACAAGCTGTATGAGAAGTTAGTAGAAGAACAGTTGCTACTGCTAGACGATGGTAGTAAGATAGATGCCACTACAGCTATGAAGTTGCGTCACGCTTGTCAGCAAATCGTTTGCAATTGGGACTACTTCTCAGGTGAACCTGAGAAGCGATCAGTAGCTTACGACTTGATAGACCTTACCATTGAGCAAACTGAGTGCCTAGACGTTACAAAGTCTAAGTTAATTATTTGGACATTCTATAAGATGACCAGCCGTGGCGTGCTAAAGTATCTGCGCAGCAGAGGTTACTATGCTGTAGGTGCTTACAGTGAGGAGGATAGTTCCAAGAGTTTCGACCTGTTCATGGGCGACCCCAAGTGCCGCATAGGTGTATTTCAGTATCAGAGTGCAGGCAGCGGGCTAAACCCCCAGTTCGTGTGTTCAGAAAGTTTGCACCTTGAAACACCTACGTCTTCAATGCAGGTTACACAAGCACTTGGGAGGCTAGATCGTATGGGGCAGACCGTAGCGCCCACTATGCGCATAGCAGTTGCTAAGGGCACCGTTCAAGAAGGTACGATAGATGCACTTCTTCACAATGATGATCTAGTCAGTAGGGTCGAAACAAAAAGTGCTTTAAGAAGCCTTTTACTAGGAGGCAAACCCGTTTAAGAGCGAAAAGTCGGGTAGAATCTTCGACCTGTCTGTGCGCTACCGCGCCGATCTGCGCGGAATTTAAGTATTTTTAAGGTGTTATATGGCTAGAGCTATAGATTCTATAGATGCTGAAAAGCAACTACTTGCTGGTATGCTTTGGAGGCTAGACCCGGAGACTTTAGAAAGATGGGAAGGTTGCAGGTCAGCCCACAGATTCATGGGCTTTGTGAACAAGAAGATGATTGTCTTCAAGTTTGTAGCTGGCAAGCCTGTCATAGTAGACACCATAACATGCTCTGATGTGAGCATGAAGAACTCAGGTGGTATGGCCTCCGTGTGGAGAAGCAGCCACTCAGATAGGGTTCACAATCTATCATCCGTACCTACAGAGGTTTATCCATCTGTATTCATGTGGCACACCTTTCACAGCGATGTGCGCTATCAGCCACATAAAGGTGTCTACAACATAAGATTCTCCATGCTATATAGAACTAGCCATAGCGCCTACGTTGTTAAAAACGAAGGCACTTTCTATATACTCGAACAAGCTATGTTCGATGCGGAGATTGCTCATGACCTTATATAGATCCTACCAGTTAGTAGGTGGAACTGAGAATTGGGTAGTGTGCCGCGAAGATGCTAACTTCGACGAGCTAAAGCCTACCTTCATTACTGTGTTAGGCTGTGACACGCTCATAGCCAAGGACAGCCCCAAGACTATGGTAGAAAGTGCCAAGTATCTTGGGCCAATGTACTTTGACTTGGATGACGCGAATGATGTAGGCCCAGCTATAGATGGCGCTCAGACATTGTGGGGCAAGCTGAAGGGCTATGGTCTGTCAGACCAGGACGTTGAAATCTATCTGTCAGGCAAGAAGGGTCTGCATATCCTGATACCGCCAGTGGTGTTCATGGAGAAGGTAGCAGCAGTAAATAAGTTGCCAGCTATCTACAAAGAGATAGCTTTTAACTTGGCTGTTGATACACTAGACTTCAGTGTATATTCTGCGCGTAGAGGCAGGATGTTACGCACACACTATAACGTGCGTGATAACCAGAACTACAAGGTGCAGATCACTACTGAGGAACTGGAGAATCTGACCGCCGATTCCTACCAAGAAATCTGCAAAATCCCTCGGCCCCTGACCCCCAAAACGCCCGTATTTCGGCCTGCGCTGTCAATCCTCTACGTGGGTATTCTCCAGAAGATTCAAGCCCTTAAAAAGGTTCGTACCAAGCCTGTGAGTGCCGCAACGCTGCGTCAACATGCACCCATAGTACAGCGTTTGATGGATGGCGAAAGTGTTAAAGATGGCATAGGTTTTAATAAGATAGCGATACAGTTAGCCCTATATGCACACGAAGCTAAACTACTTGAGGATGACTTCATAGAGAAGTGCAAGGGCCTTCTAGCCAAGCACAACGGCGATGGCTACAGATATAACAATAGCTCCAAGCGTGAGCTAGAATTACGCAGGATGTACTGCTACCTTGAAGAAGGTACAGGTTACGAGTATGCTATTGGTCCAATCTCCAGTATGTTGCAAGAGCGCGACGAGTTTGGCAATGAAGACGAAGATGACAGTGGTGAGGACATAACAGAGGACAATACTGGCATCTTCATCAGGGGTAATAATTACTTTGCTGCTACAGAGCAGGGTGATAGGCATATAATGGATGGCAAGTTCAAAGACGTAGCTACGTTACTGGACATGAACGACGATAGTATTTCTTTGATTAACGCCACGTTTGTAACTGGTGGTAAAGTATTTACTAACGTCAAGGTAGAGCGTGATGCGTTTACTACCAATAGCGGTCTTCATAAGGCTATAGCAAGTAAGGGAGCTTCATTTACTGGAACAGATATTCACGCAAGGTATATCTATACGCATATGTTAAAAGAGACTAAGTCTAACGGTACAGTATCTTACGCCACTACGTCGGAAGGGCTTGATCTGGTGCGTATGCCTATGTGCCCAATAGTAGAAGCTAGGACACCATTCTTGGTGTGGGCAGATGGTAGAGAGGTCAGGATACCTCAGTCTTTGAGAGACAAGGGGTTAAGGATGGAGCTTGCTCCTGAAGATGGTCCCCCACTACTGAAGACTGATCTGGTCAATAATCCGTCATGGCCTGAATTTGTGGGTGAGCATCCAGATAATGCAGATAAGTTCTTCGGGGTTATATCTGGATTGCTAGGGTGCCAGCAACCTACCAGCTTAGCTAACATGATTGGTTGGACTGTATCATGTTTCTTCACCCAGCTATTCAGAGAAGCCTACAAGCAGTTTCCATTGATGCACATTGCAGGGCCAGCAGGTACAGGCAAGACGCAGATGATGGAAGCCTTGATGCGCTTCTCCTACAAGGCTGAGAAGAGTCAGTCATTTACAGCTAAGAGTTCTTTGTTCTCTATTCACAAGATTATGGGAGCAAGTGCCTCTATTCCTGTAGTGCTTGACGAGTACAAGCCTAGCGTTATGAACCAAGAACTACTAGAGGGTTTGCGTGACGCTTTTAGGACTTGCTACAACGGTACTGCTGTTTCTAGAGGTGGCGGTAACAGGGTTTCTAGTAGTTACAAGGCTCTCAGCTATATTGAACTGACAGCACCTGTATGCTATATGGGGGAAGCAGCAGAGTCTGAGTCAGCGATCTTGCATAGAAGTGTGCTTATCATTCTCAAGCGTCAAGCTGGTAGACTTACAGCGCAGTCACTTTCAGCATGGAAGCGGCTGAAGAAAGATGAGAACCTGTTAGGCATCTTCGGCGCACACATGGCAGGTGTAATCATTGAGAGCTATTCTGTAGAGAGACTCAAAGAAGAGTTTGAGCCTCTACATGAAGCAGCCCTGTTGAAGTACATGCCACAGCCAGAGGATGACATAGAGGTTATCGGGGCTGAAATGATTAAGTTGAAAGCTAACATGAATGAGCGTGTTTGTTTCAACTATGCCGTAGCTGAGTTTGGCCTGAAAATGTTCAGGAAGCACCTTGAACTCTTCTTCCCTAACAGGTTAGAAGAGTTAGCAGCTATGCTAGACCCGCTACAGGCCGCACACTACGAAGAACTGGCTAACGTTATTGATAACTCAATGCCTGAGTACATCAAGGTCTTGGATATGTTCTCGGATATGTCTAGGTTCCCTGAAATGAATCAGGCTAAACTTAATCAAGGTTATGATTATGAGGTTAGTAACATAGGAGGTAAAGCAACTATCAATATTGTAGCTCGTACAGCTTACAATAAGTACCGCATACATTGCAGAGCTATAAATACAGTGGCCCTGTATATGAGTGCTGAGAGTTTCGTACAGTCAGTTAAGAACTGCCCAGTTTTCATTAAGACTGGCACAGGGACTAAGCATACTGCCCAAGAAACACTTGTCTTTGACTACGAGGATATGCAACGGAAAGGTATTTACGCCTTTTTTACAAAATAATTCTGCCAGATTTGAAAAGTCTGGCAGAATATAGCCTCCTAGACTCCTTCTAGGATGACAGACCGGAAAGCACGGTTATTACTACAGGAACTATATGGGCTTGTTAAATGCACCTAAATTTGAAGAAGCCGATGATCCCTCAGTTGGCGCTTCTACAACTTCTCTCTCTCAATCCGTAACTCCCGCTAAAGGCACAAAAATGGCTACTACTACACCCACCACTAAAGCTGTAACAGGCGTTGTTCGCGGTTCCTACCTCTCCCTATTTCAGGCTAAATTGCCACAAAACGCCAAGGAAGGCGATACTCCTAAGTACAGCATGACAGTGCTGATCCCTAAGACTGACGTAGCTACGTTGGCTAAACTAGAAGCTGCTCGTGAAGTAGCTATCACAACTAAATGGCCCGGCAAGCGCCCTGCCAAGATCGACACCACATTGCATGATGGTGATGCACCTAAAGTCTCTAATGGTGAAGACTACGGCGACGAGTGCAAGGGTCACATGGTAATGGCTGTAGCCTCCAAGTACAAGCCTAAAATCTTGGACCGCGAAAGCAACGAGATTATCGACCCTGCTGAGTGCGGCTCTGGTGACTATTTCAAGGTAAGCCTGAGTGCTTATGGCTATGACTATAGCGGTAAGCGTGGTGTTTCCTTTGGACTAGGCAATGTGCTTTTCTGGGAACGTGGCGAATCTCTTGGCGGTAAGTCAAGAGCCGAGGATGACTTTTGTGAGGACTTGCCTCAGAACTAACTGCGGTTTGCCCCAATTGCATGTACAATTGGGGCATGAAAAAGCTAAACCTACTGTTCCCCGAGGTCATGTTGGCTCGGCTTAAGCTCCTACAAGGTCAGACAGGGTTATCTCTGTCTGACCTTATTCGCAGAGCCGTTGAAGACTACCTCAAAAAGGAGGGGGTATGATAGTACACTCTCCTGAGTATGTAGCAGCTAGGGCTGCTACATATAAAGCTAAAGCTAGAGAACGTAAAGCAGCTTTACCTAAAGTAGAGATAACTTCTGAGAGGCTAAACGAGCTATTCACTTACTCAGTTGTGACAGGGCAGTTAATAAGAAAAGTTACTATTAACTATAAAGCTTTAGCTGGTCAGTTAGTGGATTTCAAGCACAATGCAGGTTACTCTTCTGTAGCTGTAGACGGAGTTAGGTTATTGGTCCATCGAGTGATATGGTGCATGGTTACTGGTAGCTGGCCTACTGAAATCTTAGATCATATTGATGGAAACCGATCTAATAACATATGGACTAACCTCAGATCAGCTACTAGAGCAGAAAACAACCGTAATGGCCTTGGTTGGCAAAAGTCTAAATCTGGCCTAAAGGGAGTCTATCCTGCTAAGGCGGCTAACAGATGGGAAGCCAAGATAACTGTCAATTCTAAGAGTAAAAGTTTAGGTACTTACGACTCTATACACGAAGCAAAGGAAGCTTACAACCGAGCAGCTATATATCACTACAGAGATTTTGCAAAGTTATGAAAACCTACCTTATTGTCGATACAGAAACTAGCGGACTAGTCTCTCCAGTTCGTGCATGTGAAATTGCTTTCATCAAGATAGATGAAAACCTTAACACCTTAGACGAACAAGTCTATCTGACTGACCCGCAGATCACAATGGACCCCGGAGCCGTAGCAATTCATGGTATCACTAACGAACAGGTCAAGGGCTTCCCCAGTAACAGCGAAATCTGTGCTAAAATGCCTCAACCTTTTGTCTGGGTAGGTCATAATAGTTCTTATGACCAGCGTGTGATAGCAGAACATGTAACCTTTAACGGTAACCTCTGTACTCTAGCATTGGCTAGACGCTGGATTTCTCACACTACAAATCACAAATTAGGTACTCTACAAAAAGAGCTAGGCCTCAGTGCCCAGAAATCTCACTCTGCTTTAGGCGACTGCCGAACAACTAAAGATCTGCTCAAGGTTCTGCTAGATAAGTCTGGGCGAGCACTGCCAGCTTTACTTGAGTTAGAGTCTAAACCAAAGGTACTACCTAAGATGCCTTTCGGTATGCACCGTGGTAAGCTCTTTAGTGATATACCTAAGTCCTACATACGCTGGATGACAGAGCAAGAAGACTGGCATCCAGATATACTTTATACCCTCAACCACCTGAAACTATTAGCATGAACAAAAATTTTATCTCCCAAATCCGCAAGTTCAACGCTATGTACGGTCTGCCGGTTGCAGACAAGCCCACAACCAGCCTTGAGCCTGTGCTGACTCGTATGACAGCGTTCAAGCCTATCTTGGCAGATGAGCTATCAGAGGTCGATGATATTATCACTCACGCTGGCAAAGATGAAATTGATGATCTAGTGGCCCTGTCTGACTGGCTTGGTGACATTATCGTCTATTGCACATCAGAAGCTATGCGGTACGGCATACCGATAGGAGATGTACTTGAAGTGATTATGGAATCTAACTTCTCAAAACTAGGCGCAGATGGGTTACCGATTATTAGAGATTCAAAGGTGCAAAAGGGGCCTAATTATTGGAAGCCCGAACCAAAGATTCGGGAAGTGTTACTTTCTTATAGAGAGGGCGTATGAGCCAAGAAGAATCAGATCCAAATGGGCTTACAGCCCACACACCGGGAGCTAAGCTAGACCAAGGTAAGCTGCTACCTTGGCTGTGCCTAGCAGGGTTCTCTAACGCCTTGACAGAGGTAGTTAGAGTGACTACCAAGGGTGCAGAGAAGTACACCCCTAATGGCTGGGCACAGGTAGCTAATGGGCAGGAGCGCTACATGGAAGCTTTTGGTAGACACCTGTTAAAGCTAGGTTCTGGTGAGATTCTAGACGAGGATACCAAGTGCTATCACAAGGCGCAAATGGCTTGGAACCTACTAGCTAGTCTGGAGCTAGAGATTAGGGCAAAGGCTGTATAATGTTAGCTCCGTACCAGCAACGATTGTTAAATGAGTATGATGAGCTGTTCATCAAGACCACAGGACTAGGCATGTTCTTTGGTTCCAGAGAGTTCCTAAACTTAGACTCTGCCGAGCAAGATAGGCTCAACCGTCAGTGGAAGATCATGCAGAAGTACGGTGAAGTCTTAGCTGAGCGAATAGCAGCATTTAAGTAAACAAAGCCCACTCTGGTGGGCTTTTAAACATTAAGGATAGTTATGACAAGAATTGCATTTGATATGTCCTCAGTTATATGGACATGCCTTTCTGCAGGTAAAGATGTAGAAGCTAAGAGGGTAGAGCACAATGGCAGGATTATGCCAGTTAATACCGCAGCCTACGGTTATGAAAATGCAGTCAATCACATAGTAGCTACACTCAAGAACTGTGGCCTTGTTCCCCGTAACATGATCATGGTCTTTGAGGGTATCGACAGCAAAGCTCCAAGGCTTGCTATTGCTAACACCTATAAAGCTAGGCGTGGCAATCGCCCACTAGAGGCTTACGCAGAGTTTCAGATTTTGGGAGACATGCTGAAAGATGTTTTCGGTAAGCTAGGAGCTTGTGCAGTTACACAGGATAAGGCTGAAGGTGATGATACACTAGGTTACCTTGCTCTCAATAGTGAGGAAGACCTGTTCATCTCTACTAACGATGGTGACATGACAGTGCTAAATGGCACTAACAAATACGGGGCTAAGATCACTGTGCTTGTCAACGGTGTTCTCGGTGAGAACAAGTATGGTGATTTCCCCATGCAGTTTGTCACGGTGTACAAGGCACTTGTGGGGGATTCCTCAGACTCTATCACAGGCATCAAGGGCTTTGGCGAGGTGGCATGGAAAGCATTTTTTGATGAGTTTGGTGTAGATGGTCTGGCAGAGCTGGATCGTATGGCTAAGACAGGGTCACTAGATGGTCTGCTAGATGACCTAGACAACAAGATGGCTTTAAAGATATACGAAGGCCGTGAGCAATTTTTACAATCTTATGCGCTGGCTAAGGTGTATCCTGAGTGGGTTAACACTTTGCACCATCCTCTTAAGTTCCAGCCGGGGCTTATCAGGGGTGAGGTCACTGATGAGAGACTGGTGCAGTGGTCATGCACTGCAAGACTAATCACACTCGACAAGTGGGAAAGCTGGACCAAAAACGCTTTTAAAGACCTGTGTTATTCCGAATACGTAGCACTTGATATAGAGACTTCCACACCAGACGAGTCAGATGACTGGCTTGCTGCTCAAGGCAAGGAGGATAACGCAGGTGTAGATGTTATCGGCTCTAAGCTGACAGGTATGTCACTGACTTACGGTGAGAACCTGCAGCATACAGTCTACATACCTGTAGACCATAAAGATACTGTTAACGTACCTAGCGATGTTCTCAAAGACTACATCAAAAATATCTGCGATGCAGGTGTCCAACTGATAATACAGAATTATTCATTCGAAGGAACAGTCCTGTATAGCGAATGGGCTTCAGAGGACATAGTCTGGAAAGCTAACGGTTATGAAGGCCTACTACCTAACTGTCTCGACACTAAGCTAGAGGCGTCTTATGTAGACGAGAACGACAGCCTAGGTCTGAAGAAGCTATCCAAGAAGTGGTTTAACTACGACCAAGTAGACTACAAAGCAGTCACGAGCATAGATGGTGTGCAGTACAAGATGAATGAGCTGACTGGTGCTCATGTCAAGGACTACGGATGCGACGATACTATCGTTACTGCATCGTTGCATAACTTCTTCAAGCTGTTCATGGGGTTGGAGCATACATGGCAGGTCTACTTAGACGTAGAGATTGATGCTATGTATCTGCACACACAAAGCTTCATCCACGGTACTAAGTGTGACGTAGCCAAGTCTAAAGAGCTTGAGGCTATAGACGATCAGACGTTCAACGACGCAGAGAAAATTCTTGAAGCCTACCTTGTGACTAAAGGTTGGTCAGGTACTGTGGCCCCAACTTACAGCATAGAGTCTACACCAGCACAGTTAAAAGAATCCTTCCAGATCGTCTATGGCAAGGAGCTTGACACGGCAGTACGCAAGATTGACCGCATCGCTGCGGCTATGGCAGAGCAAGGTGGCTTGAACATGGCTGACTTTTTGGTCAATAGCGATTGGCAGGGTCTTACAGATTTTGTACGCAGCAAGTGGACTGCTAAGCCTATCTTCAATACAGGTAGCCCTAAGCAGATGTGTGATCTGATGTACACGACTATGGGCTTGCCTATCAGAGTGTATAACAAACCTACACCGGTCATGCGTAAGGCAGGCATTCGGCAAGGTAACCCTCAAGCTAATGCACTGGCTTTCAGCTATGCCTTTGCGATGGACGCTACAGACGAGACTAAACCTGTACTCCAAGCCTTGCAGTTGATGAAGATGGTGGAAACACGTAGAGGTCTATATTACAAACCTTATCCATATTTTGTGCACTGGAAGACAGGGCGTATCCACAGCAGTCACAATCAGTGCGCTACCAATACACGCCGAGCTAGTTCAAGTGCTCCCAATACTCAACAAATGCCTAAGCATCCTAAGATAGAGGGACAAGCTGCTAGGTTCCGTGAGGTATTTGTACCTC